CTATCATGGAGATTATGGGCAAGAGTCCAAACGCGAAGAAGGCTCAAGCAGAGCTTTCAGCGCACGTTCAAGAACACTTGGCGTTCAAGTACCGTCAAGAGATCGAGAAACAGTTGGGTGTGGAGCTTCCACCCCCAGACGAACCCATGCCAGAAGATATCGAGTATCGTATCTCTCGTCTTGTGGCACCTGCTGCGGCACAGCTGTCAGGCAAAGCGGCGAAAGAAAAGCAGATGGAAGAAAACCAGAAGCAAATGCAAGATCCTTTGGTTCAAATCCAGATGCAAGAGCTTCAGATCAAGCAGCAGCAAGTACAGCAAAGAGCAGAGGCAGAGATGGCCAAGCTACAGCTAGAAGCTCAGAAGGCTATGGCAAAAGCGCAGCTTGATCAGCAAAAACTTGATCAGCAATCACAGATCGAACAAGCAAGATTAGGTGTTAAGATATCTGAAACAAACAGCAAGGATGAGCTTGAAAGCAAAAGAATTGCTTCACAAGAACAAATAGCAGGTGCTAAACTTGGTGTAGATATTGCTAAAGACCTAATGGGTAGATAATGAAAGACGAAGTAGACATACTGGATTACTTGGTTTCAAATATCAGAAGCAACATGAATGATATAGCAGATCATGTTAGCACTGGTGGATGCGAGAGTTTTGAGGCATACACCAAGTGTTGCGGAATCATACACGGACTAGCGGTAGCAGAAAGAGAGATTCTCGATCTAAAGTCCAAGTATGAGGAAGCGTAGCGACTCTGGGCGCTAACCCAGTGCAGCGACTCTAGGCGCAATCCTAGTGCAACAACTCCGGTTATCCGGTGCAAGAGGTGAACATGACGGAAGTCGTGCAAATGAAAGAGGCGGAAGAGCCTCGCAAGGCAGCTCAGTTGCCCAAGCCGAAAGGCTATAAAATACTGATCGCGTTACCAGACCCCGAAAAGGAATTTGCGGGTGGCATTATTAAATCTGCCAAAACGATTCAAGATGAAGAGGTCGGCTCACTTGTTGGCATGGTTCTAGAAATGGGGCCGGATTGCTACAAGGATCCAGCGCGGTTCCCCTCTGGCCCCTACTGTTCACAGGGCGATTGGATTCTCATGAGATCTTATTCAGGCACCCGTTTTAAAGTGCATGGAAAAGAGTTTCGATTGATTAACGATGATAGCGTTGAGGCTATCGTTGAAGATCCGAGGGGGATTGTCAAAGTATGAGCGAGCAAATGGAAACGCAAACAACAGAAGATAAGTTCTTTGGTGTTAAAACTACCTTCGACAAGAAGGCAAAGAAAGCTGAAGAGCAGTCTGATATTGATCTAGAGATTGTTGATGATCGTCCACCAGAAGATCAGCGCCCACAAAAGGCAAAGACTTCTGATGACGATGACATTAGCGATGATGAGCTTGGTCAATATTCTGAGAAAGTTCAGAAGCGATTAAACAAACTCAAATACGAGTATCACGAAGAGCGCCGACAGCGAGAAGCTGCCGAGCGTATGCGTGAAGAAGCAGTTCGTCTTGCACAACAAGTCACTGGCAAGAACCAAGAGTATGAGGCAATTATATCTCGTGGTGAGGCAGCGCTTGTTGGTCAGATACAAGAGCGAGCAAAGCTAACACTTGAGCAAGCAAGGAATGCTTATCGTAATGCCTATGAAGAAGGCGACACAGATAAGATTATTGAAACTCAAGAAAGGCTGTATAAAGCCCAAGCTGAGTTTTCTGAAGCGGAGAAGTATCGCAACAATCTTGAGCAAAGATTTAGAGCGCAACCTCCAGTTCAGAATAATCAACAGATAGCTCAACAAGCGGCACAACAGGTTGCACAACAGCCACAGGTTCCAAGACCTGATCCAGCCGCAGAAGAGTGGGCAAAAGGAAACGAGTGGTTCATGAAGCCGGGTCATGAAGAGATGACGGCTTTGGCTTATGGATCGCATACCGCTGCAATAAAAAACGGTATTAAAGTAAATTCACCGGAATACTTTGAGTACATTGATAATCGTGTACGCAGTGCATTCCCTGAATATGATTGGCAGGATAAGCGGGTAGATAGCCGTACCGCGTCTGCGACTGCCAATTCTAGGACTTCCTCGGTAGTCGCTCCTTCCTCTAGGAACAATGGAGCAAAACCGCGCAAAGTGCAGTTATCGGCTACTCAGGTTTCTCTCGCCAAGAGACTTGGGTTAACCCCAGAGCAATATGCCAAGCAACTCTTGAAGGAGAACATGTGATGGCTGAAGAGCGCACCCCAAGAAGTAAAGATACGCGTCAAGAAGAAGTACGTCCATCTGATAGCTGGGTACCTGCTTCGATCCTACCGACTCCCGATCCTCGGGACGGGTGGGTTCATCGCTGGATACGAACTAGCACTTTAGGAAACGCTGACAACACTAACGTGTCTAAGATGTTCCGAGAGGGCTGGGAACCATGCAAAGCAGAGGAATATCAAGAGTTAATGGTTCAATCTGATATAGGTTCACGCTTTGTGGATAATATTGAGATTGGCGGCCTGTTGCTATGTCGAGCGCCAAAAGAGAAAATGGAAGCCCGGCAAAGACACTTTAATCAGGTTGCTGATAACCAGATGGATTCTGTTGATAACAACTTCTTGCGCGAAAATGACCCTCGTATGCCTCTGCTAAAACCAGAGCGCAACACGAGAACAACATTTGGCAGGAGTTAACCTCTGGCAGGGGGTGCTCCTAATTAGTAAGGAGGCCTACAATGGCTACCACTGCAACCCCTATGGGTGCGGAACCTACTGATACGCTGAGTGCGAGCGGCTCTTTCACCGGAAAAGTTCGTCACATCAAAGTTGCAAGTGGGTACGGCACCTCTATTTTTTATGGCGATTTCGTCAAGTTAGTAAACACGGGTACAGTTGAGAAAGACACTGGCACCACTACAGCGACACCTGTTGGTGTTTTTGTTGGTTGTGCTTTCACCAGTCCTTCGACTGGCGAGTTAACTTTCTCGCAGTATTTCCCTGCAAGCACAGCAGCAAGCGACATCGTTGCTTATGTTGTTGATGATCCAAACGTGTTAATGCGTATGCAGTCTGATGAGGCTATCGCACAAACAGGCTTGGGCAACAACGTTGCTATCGTACAAACCGCTGGCTCTACTAGCATCGGACGCAGCAAAAATGCTGTTGACGGTTCATCTATTGATACCACCAACACACTGCCTTTGCGAATCATCGACTTTGTTGATGGCCCAACAAGTGCAGTAGGTGATACCTACACAGATGTGATCGTTAAGTTCAATGCTGGTCACCAGTATTCCAACACCACTGGCGTATAAGGAGATCTAAGCAATGGCTATTTCACGCGCACAGATGCTTAAGGAACTCCTGCCCGGGCTAAATGCCTTGTTTGGTTTGGAGTACGAAAAGTATGAAGACGAGCACGAAATGATCTATGAGACGGAATCGTCTGAGCGATCATTTGAAGAAGAAGTGAAGTTGAGCGGCTTTGGTGCTGCACCTGTTAAAGCTGAAGGTTCGGCTATTAGCTACGACTCAGCACAGGAATCTTTCACTGCTCGATACAACCACGAAACAATCGCAATGGGCTTCTCAATCACTGAGGAAGCAATGGAAGATAACCTGTATGACTCTTTGTCTGCACGTTACACCAAAGCTCTAGCTCGCGGTATGGCATACACCAAGCAGGTTAAAGCAGCGAACCCATTGAACAATGGCTTCACTTCTTATAACTCTGGCGATGGTGTTACCCTGTTCTCTGACAGCCACCCGCTGGTGAACGGTGGTACAAACGCTAACCGTCCTACGGTAGGTGCTGACTTAAACGAGACTTCATTAGAGAACGCAATCATCGAGATTGCTGCTTTCACTGATGAGCGTGGCTTGTTGATCGCAGCTCGACCACAGCGATTGATCGTTCCGCCCGCGTTGATGTTTACAGCAGAGCGTTTGCTTGAAACAACTCAGCGTGTTGCTACAGCAGATAATGATATCAACGCAATCCGCAACATGGGTGCAATCCCCGGCGGATACTCAGTCAACCATTACTTGACTGATAACAATGCGTTCTTCCTCATTACTGACGTACCAAACGGCATGAAGCACTTCCAGCGTACTGCGATGGAAACTTCAATGGATGGGGACTTCGACACTGGCAACGTTCGCTACAAAGCTCGTGAGCGTTACAGCTTCGGCGTTTCAGATCCTCTCGGCATTTATGGAGTGCCCGGAGCGAACTAAACTAAAGGGGCTTCGGCCCCTTTTTTGTTTTTCTTTTTTGTTAAAAAATTTTCTAGGAAATATTTATTGCGTTCTGACAGACCTAGCTGACGACATGCAGACAGGCGCAATTAACTCGCATGTGAGGAAATTAAAATGGCAAGGACAACTTTTTCAGGCCCGGTCGTATCAGACAGTGGCTTTATTTCAGAAATTACAGATACATCTACAGGCTCATCTACATACGAAGCAAGCGTTACTGATGTAACAATGACAGGCGCTGGTGGTGTAGGCGGAAGAACACGTTTTCAATTAAACGCAGACGCTGCTCTTGGTTCATTTTCAAACGCCCTGAAAGCAATTACTGTTTACGGTGCGTCAGGAAAAACAACAGGTCTTGGATCTGCTGTTGTTGCAGAAATGACTATGAGTGCTGGTACAGACGCGGGCAACTATGCTCCAGTTGAAGTCGAGCTAAACGTACCAAGCGGAGCTTCTTTGGGAACAAAGACAGCATTAGTGTATGCGTCTGTTAATGGTACCGATGCAAGCACGTTTGACACATCAGGTGTTTCAATGAATGTTCAGGGTTTAACTGCTGGATCAGCAGGAGACACAGATGCATTTACAGTGCCCGGCGGTAGCTTTGATGTAACAACTGACATCTCTCACGGTTTGAAAGTTCGCGTTGGCGGTGCGGAATATTATATCCCACTTATTCCTGTTGCCGACTTTGCTGACAACCCATAATATAACGGGGCGAAAGCCCCTTTTTAAAGGAGAGATTTTGTGAACAGTTTATCTCAAGTATTTCAGGTCAGTAGGCGCGAGAGCGGTTTTGCTGTTCTTGGCCCCCATCGTTTAAAAGAGTTTTCGATTGTTGGAACAGCCAACGAAGGAAAACTTACAGTATATGATACTGACACAGCTCCAGTAGCTGGAACCTATGCTCAAACCGGAACAGTTGTAACCGTAACGGATACTAGCCACGGATTATCAACAGACGATGTTGTTGGTATTTGTTTTGCATCTGGAACTGGTGGAACAGCAACATCTGGAAACTACCCAATTACCGTGGTAGATGCCAACACATTTACAATTACTATGTTGAACTCTGTTACTATCACTGGCACTCCAGCTTGCAACTATGTTGCAAACAGCGGGCCAAACCAAGCCAAACCAAAAAGATGGCTTATGTGTAAAGGCGTTGCCGCAGCAGATTCTTTTGCGAATACTTTTACTGTCCCGAATAGCGGGTTTGTTACCAAAAGAGGCGTATACTTTTTGATGTCGAATCTTTTAGAAGCGGACTTGTTTTACGAGTAATGGCTACCAAAAAAACATCAAAGTCAACGGTAAACAAAGCAGGCAACTACACCAAGCCTACAATGAGAAAATCTTTATTTAACAAGATTAAAGCTGGTGGAAAGGGCGGTAAGCCCGGCCAGTGGTCTGCAAGAAAAGCTCAGATGTTGGCTAAAGAGTACAAGGCTAAAGGTGGAGGCTACAAAGACTAATGGCTTTAAAGTCTCCCCAAAAAAGTCTTAAGAAGTGGACTGGCCAGAAATGGAGAACCAAATCCGGCAAGCCTTCTACCCAAGGATCAAAGGCAACCGGAGAGAGATATCTCC